TCTTTGCACTATCCCCTGCTCCGACTTCACCAGGCGCCCATCCACACTGGTCCACGGTCCTTTTCCACTGCACCACCCTTCGCCAATCCAACAACACAATCCCCATATCCACCAACCCGCCTTTTGGGCGTCGTAGTAATCCGGGTCGCCCATGAGGCGCTCGATGTCGGGCGGGTTCTGCACCAGCCAGATGTGTCTTGCCATCACGTCTATCTCGTTGGCCGGCCAATCCACATATTCCGCCACTGCATCCGGGTCCCTCTGGATGGCCCGCCAGGCATTGGTCAAATAACCATCAATGTCGTTGACAATTTCCATCCCGTGGGGGTCGGGACGGTTCAAGAGCACCGCTCCTCCGCCAAAGAAGGGCTCGATGTAGAGGTCGACGTCTCCCAGACGCGACCAGACTAAATCAGCCACCTGAGACTTGCTACCAAACCACGGGAAAGGAGGTTTCAGCATACGCTATCCGCAATGGGGTGTCTTCTTCCTACACTTGGTACAGACCCAGTCATTTCCACGGCGTTCGCGCTTGGTGACCTTTTTACATTCCTTGCAATACCTGTGTTGTTCTGTCGGATGTCTGAGGCCCATCGCTCATCTCCTTGACATCGGTAATGGGCGTCTTTTCCAATGTGCCCGTCAGCAACTGTTGCAATACCCGAGTCGTCGCACTGGGTGTCCGCAGCATGGCGATGACGTCTCTGTCCATCGCCCGGTGCATCGCGACCAGGGCCTTTACAATCGTCTCACTGTCCTGGGCCTCCTGAATGGCCTGCCGTGCCTGCACCGCCACTGCCTCCACAGCAGACATCAATTCCCTGGTCTCGGCATGTTTCTGCAGCACCTGTGCCATGAGGCTTTTGGTGTCCATCCCCCGTGCGGCTGCCTCAGCGATGAAAGCCGTTTCATCACCCTGCTGCGCTGCAACCGCCTTGTACAGGTGCACCTCCGCCCGTGGGTCCACACGGCGCAGTCCCTCTAAATGCTCCAGCGCCCAGGCGCGGAAATCCTCCAGACGAAGTTCATGTCTCTGGGGATTTCCATCCGTATCGGAGATGATGGAGGTGAAGACCGATTGCACAGCCTGATAGAGCGTTATCGCATCATCCGCCTGAATAGTCATTGCCCCGACTTGTGCCTTCATATCACACCTCAAATGTTGGTCAGGAACCAGTCCACATAGGCATATTGCCCTGAGCCATAGAAACCCATCCCCCAGAAACTATTTAAAATCGTGGGGACTGCCACCGATGTCCGTGCCAGGTTTTGCGTCCAGCCCGCTTCGTTGACCACATACGAGTAGACGTAGTTGTCCGTATGATGGAGTAGCCGGATTATCACCGGTTGCGTGGTATCCCAGAAGTAATTGGTCGCGATGGGGACATCACTGCCTCCCAGGTTGTGCTGGAGATGATAGATGATGGTATAGTCACTGGCACGGTATACCTTGCATGTCACATAACGCCAGGTGCCCGAGCAGTTGTAGAGGATGGTCACCCCAGCGGACACATCTCCCGGCAGCACGCGTACCACAAAGTGCTTCCCCTGACACGCCGACAGGCTGGTCGGCCCATATTTGCCGAGAAGGTAGTTGGTGTTGGCGGCCCCTCCAACCGCCATGTAATCGTTAGCAACACCATAATTGACATATGGAGGCGTGCCACCGTGGTCCATCAAAGTGGTCCAGGAGTACCCTGAGGGAATGTAGCCACTGCGGAAGTGGTCGGTGGGGGTGCCATAAGGCTCATACACCCGCGCTGCGAGACCGCGGTTGTCACCTCTGGCGTAGATTTCACCGACTGCTACTCCCGTTATCGGGAGGACGTACACATTACCAAAAATAAGTTCTCTTTCTGCATACATTTTTAAATAGGCTTCGTCGTAATATGCATATGCATCAAAGGATGCAGAACGCGAGCCGTACCTCGCCATGAGTGAGGCTGCACCATAATCGGGGTCAATGTGGAGCAAAACCCCACTCGTACGCGGCGAGCTTGATAATGTAAGACCGATAAACACACTGTTAAACTGTGAAAACCGGTAACCGAACAGACCACCATATTCTGTGCCGCCGTAGCGCAGCGAGATGTGATTCGTCTGTGTGTCCGCAGGCATGTTGATGCGTATCACACTGTTCGACAGGGTGATGTTCCCAGCCACAATCTCGCCTGTGGTTGCATCGAACTTCACCCTCTGTGTGTTGTTCTGCAGGCCATATATCCCTGTGCGGTCTATCCAGATGCCCGTCCCGGAGGAAGGACCTGTCGGTGGTGTGGCACCGATGGCAATCGCGCTGGAGGTTCCGGGGAGGGTAATCCTGCGCGTCAGCTCGGCTGCCCCGGACGTGTTGAAGGTGAACACCGCATTGCCTGCGGTGTCGTTCAAGGTCAACACCCCGCTGGCATCCAAGGTAATGCGGTTCACGGTGTTGTTGCGGATATACACCCCACCAGGGGTGATGTAGACGTTGTTCCTCCCCGGCGCCACTTCCCCGATGGTGATGTTGCCAGAGGTGTCCCAACGCGCTTTTCGCGTGCTCCCCTGCATGATGCGGAATCCGTTAGTGGCGTCAACTCCAATCCATATCCCAGTCTCGGAACCAGCAGCCATTCCGTAAGCTGATGATGTGTACCCATAACTGCCCTGCAGCTCGCCTATGCGCACACGTAGGGCATAGTCATTGATTCCACTTCCATACTGGTCAATGACACTGATGTGAGGTGTATGCGCCCCGTCACTCGCGTCCAGGACAATGCGATCCATCCAACGCACCACTGCTGTGCCTTTCGTCCAGGCGTACGCCGTTCCGGAAACAGCACGTGTCACAGTTACGGTGTTTCCAGAGATCGCGGTGATCCGCATGGTCTCGCTTCTCACAGCACCATCTATATAGTCCTGTAACCGGATGAAGTCATTGACGGAGAACGGAACCTCAGTCAGGTCAAATGAGGTCTGCGTGGCGCTTATGTCACTGGCAAGCGCTGCTGACGGCGCCACGGCCAACACTCCGCCAGCGGCTTGTATCGTACCGAGGCGGAACACTGCCGCGCGCAGCTCCCCCCGAATGATGGCGCTGTTGAACTCAGCATCACCATCTCCAGTTATACGCCATCCACGCAGTCCAAACGAGTAATTACTGCTCTTTGACTCGCCGGTTACGGTCAAGCTCTGGACATAGGCGCTTCCGTCCTTGCCCACACGGAACGGGGCGGATGACGCTGTGGCGTTCCCGGCCCATAGTCGGTAGGTAGCATCAGTGGCATCAATGACGCACACATTGTTTCCGCTCCCTAGTATCAACTTTCCTGCGCTGTTCAGCTCAGCGTCACCGCCAACCAACTTGGTTGAACCGATCGTCCATCCACCAATCCTACCAGACGATGCATATATCGTCCCACGCACAACCACGTCATTGAACTCAGCGTTGCCACTCCTATCCAGCCTCCATCCAGAGGTTCCCTCAACATAGTTGGCGCTGCGTAGCGTCTGTGCAATGTTTGCGCTGGTGATGCGCAGTTCTGGCCCACCGCGCCCAGAGAATATAGCCTCCTCAATACGGCTGAGACGCTCGTCGGCGTTTATATCACTAATCAACTTTTCCAGGTTCTGAACGCGTTGGAGGAGTTGGAAGTACTCATTCATAGTGCCTCCAAATAACATCTGTGTAAACGGCGCCTCACTAGAACCGCTTGCAAGTGGGTACGACGACGTTCCCCACAAATGCAATAAGTTGTTATCAATCCATCGTTCAAGCGCAGCTTCATCGCGAATCACACCTTCCCACAAGAACATCACTGTGTAGCCGAGCATCTCCAATAGCGCCTGCTGTGTGACATCGCGCGCTTCGACCTCCGGAGTGCTGTGCCAGTATTGGCTCATCACCTGGACAACCAGGCGTGGTACAGGAAACACAAAGTCCGCTAACAAACCACCCAGCTCGGCGCGCCCACCGAACTCGCTCGACTGGAATACGAAGTCCACGCCAGGGATGAACCCATGATCCACCAACGCCTTGTAAAAGATGCGCTCTTCCAACGAGCCTTCCACGTCTTGGGCTGCGCGTGCCTCCAGGTAGCTGTCCGGGTCGTATCCCGTCCCGCGTCGCTTCGCATGCCTGCGTGGGCGTGGCTGTCGCAGCAGCTGTCGTACCACACCGCCCCACTTCAGCCTGCGGATCATTTTGCGTGGGCGGCGCGGATATGGACGGATGTAGCGTGGATAACGCATACTCGGGCGTTCTTCGCGGCGTTCCCATGGATTGTACACTGGCGTTGGCATACACTATCTCACACATAAACAACTGTGCACCGCGCTACCTCTCCAGTGTGCACGACCTCCCCTTGTTCGTTGACGTAATCATGGAGCATGAAGCGCAGTGAGGAAAGGTATGCAGCGTGTGACTCTCCATATATATCGGTGAACGTGATCGGCGCAACACTGTCGCGCGCCGCCATCAACGCCCGACGGATTTGCTTGGCACTCAGCTCGCTCGCTCCCTGATCCGGGGTAAACATGTTATCCTCGACTATGACGTCGAACGTAGCACCGTACTTGACGTCTGGACGTGCCATCACCTTAAGCACAACAGCACGGATCAGTGGTGTGTTTGTCGAGCTGGTTGTCTTCAAGTTCAGACGTAACTGAATGCGTTTGCCTGTCGTGTTTGGTGGGAAGTCAAGATACTGTCCGGCGGACGTTATAGTTCCAAGCGTGGTGAACGACGTGCTGTCATCGACACGATAACCCACAACGACGCTCGCCCCGCTTGGGAAGTCACCATCCAACGTTACACGCGCGAACGATTTTGGTATCGGGATCATGTTGAGATCATAGAATGATGTGTAAAGATTATGATCGCCTGACGTCGGGAATGACCGGTGTGGAAGATCGCTCATAGGATCGAACTTCACACGGTAGATGTACAACCGGTTCGCATGCGCACTCGTGCGCACACCGTAGTACAGGTAATCATCCGCAGAGTCGTAGAACGCCAATGGGATGTCCTTCACATCGTACCCGCTCTGGTAAATATCTGCGATCTTATGCCACGACGCTGCGTCGTCAGTCCGGATAATCACTCCAAACTTGTTCTGTTCAGTAGATTCAAGCGTTGTTGTGTCGTTCGCGCGCCCAAACACGTGTAGGAACTTTCCGCGCGGCACAAGTGCGGAGAAATCTCCAAACGCCTTGAACGGCCAGCGTGTGTCCCAGTACGGCGGTGTTGCGTCCTGCAGACCAGATTTATAGCGGTACAGCTTGTTGCGCACGGTGAAGTATAGGAAACCGTTCCACACACATGCCGCACGGAAGTTATTGACATGTGCCTCATCAGCGAAGTTCAGTAGGTGATATGCAACGTTATCGTCCCCAATGGCCCATATACCGTCCTCACGCATGACAAGTAGCTGATTGTTGAATGCGATCATGTTATTGATCAGATACTCACCGGGGCCAACTCTTACAGCATTGACGTCTAAATTGCCATTCCCCTCCGCAGAGAATCCTTCGGTGTCTGACCAAAAATGTAAATAGGGGCTGTACGACTCCGCCCCCCATACATACCCACCGAACAATGCCAGCTTGCAGAAGTCATAAGGCGGATTCGCGGCCACACCGGCATCATTGAACACAATGAACCGGTCCCCTCCGGCAGGGTTTGTGTTCCACGCTGGTGATATCGTCAGCGAGTTGCTTGTATTGGCAGTGACGTTACGTATTTGCCCAATCCCAACGCCGTCATAGATGTATACCCTTCCATTAGCAAACACCTGTGGCGTTGTAGACCAATACGGTTCAACAAGTGCATATAGGTGCGTGCTGTCGGAGTGGCTTACTATACCAGCGTCAGCAACGAACATGCGCTTCGACGGTGATCCTGCCACGCCACGCCGCGCAATGAACATGCGTGACCCATTACTAACGATACTTGTTATGGAATCGATCGCTGTTATTAGTTGCAGGTTACCATTCGAGCGTAGCCCGTATAGATACGACCCGGTGCCGATGAACAACAGATCACGATGCACACACCAGCTGGGTGGATAGTCCGGTATGTCATCAAGGTAGCCTAAGTAAGATGGCTCCGTGAACAGACACGCAAACCCGGCGGATGTGTCTACCAGGTGCCCTGTCCAGGCATATCCGCCAAGCTGTGTAAAGCGTTCGTACCCATACCCATGCTGGAATGACTCCTGTCCCACGTCCAGGTACAGCCCTAGCTCGGAGCGCGTCGGCATCCCTGTGACGGCACGTGGTGAGAAGTCGACAATGTCTACAACCGCCCATGACTCTGGTCGGATGATGAAACGGTACTTTGTGCCGTTTACCGTCATCGTGACGTGCGATGTAGACATGACTAGCCCTCACGGAACGGCTCCGGCAGCAGTCTGCTGGTGCCCCACATCGCGATCACACCAGCATTGTGCCGGTATGCGTATGTCTGTGCATAAGCACGTGCCGCCTCACTGTACGCGCGCTGCAGCCCAATCCATGTGTCCATCTCGCTACGCGGCGCAGAGGCAAGTCTGATCAGGTAAAGGCGCGCGATAGCTGCCAGCTCGATATACTCAGACGGACAGTCCGTCGTATCGGTGTCAGAGGAAAGCGGTTGGAACTCTGCCTCGTAGTCCACGCGCGCTATCAAGCCGTAGTGGTACTCTAGCGATGTCAGGAACTCCACAGCATTAGAATTGCTCGCGCCCTGAACGTCCCACACAAACACAATGTCGTAGTCGGAGTCCTCCGCCGCGTTTGGCGCTATCGCGTATTCGCTGGTGGTGTCCAGCCTGCTGGTGAATGCGGACGCCACCTTCACCGTGCTTGAGTTGATCACTTCAGTGATCACACGGCGATCCCCAGCAGACGTCCCCTTATGAATACGTACCTCTTTACCGATATATGAGGAGTCAAATGATTTCGATGAGTCCACCAGGTAGTCCTGCTGTGATGGAGTGCTGGTGACCGTTCCATGCTCCAGTGCGACATTCTCCACAGCAACGCGATAGATGAACCTAGCAGTCTTGCTGAGTGACAGCCTGCTGTTGGTCCCGTATTTTATCACAATGTATTCGCGCACACTGTCGAAGAAGAAAGGCCACGAGTCCAGTATTGCCTGGTTTATCGCGGCGTTGACATCGTGCGCACTGAACTGCCCCCATATCTCATAACGCTTGTCTGTGATGTTCCCAGATATTGGCTCGCGGAATCTTAGCGTCCCGGTACTGCTTACAAAGCCGGATATCACACGGCTTATGTCATACCCTGGAAGGTACAAATACTGACCGTTCCAGAAATCGTCTTCCTGCTTCAGATTACCTTGATCCACCAGTGATGTAGGACCGACGGAGGATGCTGTGAGGTATCCGCTGTTATAACGCTCGAAGAACGGCTGCCGCGTGCGCACACCAATGGAACGGCGCAGTTGTGCACGTGTCACACTCATTCTTCACTCCACAACGTGTCAGGTCTCTGACCTCCGCTGCGCCATGCCTCCAGCGTTCCATATGGGAGCATGACATTGCGTATGCGTGAGTCACGCTGCTCGGCAAAGCGCTCTTCCTCTATATGTGCCTCCCATGCGGGAAGGAAAGCCTCTGGCAATTCCGACTCGCCCGGAGGCACGATCCAGCTCACCCCGTTGAGTGTCACCATGACCGGCTCCTTGGAAGGATTGACCACAGGAACGCGCTTTCCATTTCTAACCAGGTCGACCATTTTCTCCCGCTTCATCTTTACATTTTCAAGCGCCCGAACTGCAGCAACCCTTTCAACAATCGCTACGTTGTTCGCGTCTGGCAAAGGCTCCTTGCGCACCTGTTCGAGCTTTTCCAACGCAGCACGCAGCGCTTCCTCGGCTTGCTGCTTCTCACGCAATGCCTGTTCATGCTGTCTACGCAGATTAGCAGATTCGTCGCGCAGAGCTTGCATCTCGATTGCTTGAAGCTTCTGTTGCGATTCTAACTGCTTAAGGCGTTTCAGCAGCACTTCCAGGCTCAGCGCGTTCGGGTCATTTTCCTCTATCCGTGCAGAACCACGGACGGATTGTCTCTGAGCACTCCGTGTGGCCAATCCCTTCCTCCTATTTTGTATGTTAGGGAGGGAGTTCGATCACTCCCTCCCTATGCGGCTGCTTAGGACTTTATAGGTGCCCCAGTGATGGTGATGGTCAGATTTGTGGATGCGGTGCCAGGGACGGCAATGACGTTCAACGACAGTGTACCTCCGCGCTCGATGAAAGTGACGTTCATGTTGTCGCGGGTGAAGTCCAAGTACTTGTTTGCGGCGTTGTAGGCAATCCGGCCCACACCAGTCCCAACCGTCCACAGATTGCCACTGCTGGTTGAGCCGCCGGACGGCGCGGTGTAGTAGACGTTAACGTCTGTGTTGCCGCTGGTGCCGCCGGTCGTTCCCAGCTTCATGTGCACTGAGTAAATTTCCATGTCGCAAGGAACAGTGATTACATCCTTGCCGTTCCCGGCGCTCAGTGTAGTCAGCTCAGAGAGCGTGAGTTGAATAACCTCACGAGGTTCAAGGTATGGCATATTAACCTCCTAATGTCGTGGTATGCTCAATGCGAACCATCGCCCATTCCAGCAGCCGCGCCGTGGTGAACGTGGTGTACCACGCGATCGTAGCACGCTGGTTCAGTGGGTCCGACGTGCCCGCGCTACCGAAGTCCTTCTGGATCAGGCGCAACGGCCGCACCTTGGCACCAGTGTTTGCGGACTCAGCGGAGTTGGTGGTCAGCTCACGCACGGCAGAAGGCATGTATCCAGCCAGACCACCGATTCCAAACGCGCCCTTACCGATGACCATGGTAGCATAAACGCTCTTACCACCGGCACCAGCACCCGCCCAGTACTTCGCATTGGGTGACACGAAGAAGCGACATCCAAGCGCATCACCGACGTAACCAGTCACGAGCGGATTCTCATCGCCGCGCTCCTTGACATAGTAGAACAGCTGTTTGAAGGTGTCGTCGCTCATGATGTCGTACTCAGTGTACGGATGGATGATCACGTAGTACTTACCGTCGGCCACGGGCAGTGCCTTATTGGCCTTGAGCGTCGCTACGGCCTCCAGAACCTCCGCTGCGGTCAACTTGTCCGAAACAGCAGAGCGCTGTGTTGCGGTGCCCGCGTACTGGACAGTTGTGCCAGCGACAATGACGTCGCGCACCAGCTGATCCAAACTGTCACCGGCCTGCTCGCCCAGCGCATCCGCAGCCTCCGCGGCCACACGGTCGATCCCCATCAGTGCCAGCTTGCGTGTGTAGAACACATAGGCGCCGTACTCCTGGACGGTAGCCGTCACCGAGGTGATGCTGATGTCGTGCGGCTCAGGAGTGATTCCTTCCGTCAGAGGCGTGGTCACAGCGGCGAGCGAGGACATCCTCCGCCAGTTGATGGTGTCACCACTATTTTCGGGAACCTGTGATGCCGGAGCAATGCCCGTCTGCGCCATTGACAGGTGCGTGAAGGCACCCACAGCGCGCATGAGCATTTCCATCTCATAGAAAGTACGTTGTTCTGCAGTAAGTGTTGAGTATCTGGCAGCGTCAGCCATTTCTCATTTACCTCCCTATTCTAATGGTGGATAATCTTCTGGTGTGGTAAGCCCAGCACGCGCGCGCTCCAACAGCCGCTGTCGTTCCTCAGGAGTCATCTGCCAGATGGTCTTGCGCGACGCTGACTTCCCCGACTCAACTGAACCGACACGCGGCGCCCCTTGACCAGGCGCCGCAGACCTGCGCAGCGCCTCATTTTCACGCCGCAACTTGGTAATCTCGCTGGTCAGGTGCGTCAACACCGAATGTTGCCATTCCGCAGGAGACTGCCCTCTGATCACGTTGGCAGGCACAAATCGGCTGTAGTAGCTGTACAGCTGTTGTGCATACTGCATCTCTGCTAGCTGTTGCTGTTGCTCTTCCAACTCGCGACGGCGTTTGTCCAGCTCCCACCGTGCACGCTCCTCATCATCCATCGCCGCGGTCTCATACTCCTCAAGACGCGACTGTAGTTCACGGATGTGCTCAGTGGCTTGGGCGAGTTGTGTGCGCAACCACTCTATCTCTGCGGACGACGTCTGGGCCACCCCAACTTCTTGTACAGGTTGAGGTTCCACAACGCTCGATTCCACCACAGGCTGTGCAGGAGGCGCTTCCTCTACCGCATCAGGTGTGGTTACCTCTTGTGCGTTGGCAAACTCCATATCCATTGTCTCCTCCGTTTACCGAATAACTTCTCCTAATGCCTTCTGTGTTATCGTTTCCTCAATGGGATACATACTTATGTCCATTTTACCACTTCCTGCCTCTTCGCGCAAGTCCTTCAGTCGTGATTTTACTAACTCCAATGCCTCCTTACGCCACTTCCAGTATCGCGATAACTGGGGATTTTGTTTCAACAGGTCCATCGCCCGCTTCCTGTTCTGACTATGTAAGTTCCAATAAGCCTCGTTCAGCGCATGGATTCCAGGCCAATAGGACTCAGCTGCAGTCTCCACAATAGACCATGCCACGCGGTCAACATCCTCCGGATCGGCGTAGTAGCGCAGCAGTATTGGATCGTTTACAATCTTATTGCGCAACCAGTCCCAATACTTGAACAGCCCGACCTGCGCTGCATATGCGTTAGCAGCCTCCTTACCATCCCGCGCAGCGATCCGGAAGTATTCGGCTTGTTTATCCTGAATTCCAGGGAAGAGCCCCTCCGCCTCTCGGTACAAGGCTGAGCGGCGCTTGCGTGCTTCCTCAAATTCTAACACCTTTTCACGCTCCGGTGACTTCAGCTTCAGCGCAAGGTCTATGACAGCACGCTGCAACGCCTCCACGTCGCGTGGATGCCATCTCGACAAATCACCCTTGTCCTCATAGAACTTATTCAGCATCACGTCGGTCAGTCCAGCGGTGTTGAATATCTTCCTCCTAAGATCTCCAGGCGGTACGCGCCGCAGCACATCCCACGTCAGCGAGCTGAGCCTGGTAAGGTCGTTGTCGTATGCCATCCATGCCACACCGACCCACGGAGCGTCATTTAACACACGGCGCGCCGCCTCGGAGCTGCCAACCTGCTTTGACAGCTCTACATAGCGCTGTGTGTGCCGTGCCAGTTCGTCCTCCCAAGTACCACGCGGTGTGACACGCAACCCAGTGAGCACAGCGAACAGCGCTGGAATGCGCTGTATCTTCAACACCTCCCACAACGCGTGCTCGAACGACGGCCCACTGCGCGTCGCTGCAGCGTACACTGCAGCATCTGGTGATACGATTCCACGACGCTGGAGTTCGGACAGGTAACGCGTGGCGCGCGCCAGATTCCATTTCGTGCCACCCACGCCGGCACGCAGCTCACCAGTGTATGGATCACGTATCCATAGCCACGGCTCAAGGACTGTACCTGTCAACGACGCGAACGCACGCGTCACTGGCGCCAGGTACCCAATCGCCCTGAGTGCGTCACGATCCTCCTTCAGAAGTGCACGCTCCGCAGCATATGCCCACCACAACAGCGGGTGTGGTGACGGTCCAAACGATCCGAGCTGTGTCAGCGCCCTCCCAAGCACATCACGCGTCCTGTCTTCATCATCGAAGACTTCAAACAACGTGCTGACCGGGAAGAATGTCCGTTCGATGTTCCAGTAGATGTGTCCATCGAATCCGGGAGGACGCAACACCAACGAACCACGAGCCCAATCTGGAAGGTCAAGGTTTCCTACGTTGGAGTTGCGGATCGCCTGTTTCAATTTAAAGTAAAACGCCCACAGCGCTGGCGACGTGGCAATTGACGATGCCCACTTCGGGATCATACGCGTGTACCAGTAGCCCCATGGGAAGATCAGCTGCAGGATGAAGTCGATGGTGCGGCGATCAGGATAATCCAGTAGCGCCTCGTTGCGCACGAATGTAGCGTACCATGTAGCCGCAGCGTATATATCCGATTGATAGCTCTCAATCTTTCTAATCCACTGCGCCAGCGAATCATCCAGCGGGCCGATGGCACGGCGTATTACTTCATCTGTCTGCGGAGCGCTAACCGACTGCGCATGTCGTATAGCTGCGTCAATGAACTCAAGCGCCTTCTCCGTGTTGAATGTCACTTGATCCAACGCGCCAGGCCCGGGAAGCGGCTTCGGGTTATTGATTGCGTTGCGCATCGAGTCCACCAATACCTTGGCATGGGGGTTATGTGCAACGCGTGCCTCAATGTCGTTCAAGTAATTTATGTAATCTTCCTTCGTAATTTCGTTGCCCAACCATTCCGGGCGACCTGGTGTTAACACATGGTGAATCCTCCCGGACTCATCCTTGAAGTACGCAAATGGCGTCTTAGGTATTGGTGATGTGTCTCCTGGACGCGGCATCTCCTCTGCTGCCTCACGTGTCATCTTTGTAACCTCGTCCTCAGGGACAGCCTCAGAGCGCACAGCGAAGCGGCTGAGCAGCTCATCCACTACATGCTCGCCGCCTGGTTCAAGCCTGTCATACCGTATCAGATCATCATAGATGCTATCCATCGTGTACAGCCGCTGTAGTGATGACGCATCCTTGCTGTACAATGCCTTGGCGTTCTCAATAACCCTGCGCAGCGCTGCAGCTTTAGCACGCATGTGTTCCTGCGCACGCGGAGATGCCTCCAACACACCGAGCACACGGTCGTACACTGCCATGACCTCTGGAGGAATGGTGTGTGCTGGTTGCTTCGTCAGCCAACGCATCGCGTGTCTTATCATGTTGCGGATGAAATCGAACACGCGCTCGAACACACCGAGGAGGTTTTCTGGCAGGTCTTTATGTCGTGTCAGGTAGGACACTCCTAACTCCGCAAACGCCTCCACAGCGTCACGATCCCATGCATACGGCGAGATTCCGAAGTATTCGGACAGGACAAGCCGATCGTCAAACGGTAACCATTGCTCCGCGAAGTGCAGCAGCTCATGGATAAGGGTCTCCGGGTTCGTGCCGTATAGCGGATCAAGCTTCACCAACCCACGCAGGAACGGCATGTTCTCCGTGACGCTCTTGAAGTCAGCAACAAACTCCCCGGCGGCGCCGTTGCGCAACTCCTTGACCTTAATATTGAACAACTGATACCAATAAATGCTTGGCTGCTGATACGTGTCACCCCATGCCCTTGCCATGGAGTCCAGCATGCCCATCACGTATTCCTTGCTCAGGCGTTCACTGGCAATGAAGTCCGCTACAATCCTCTCGACTTCCTTGCGCGCGGCAACCGCCTCCTCCATGTTGAGCATTGCAATGGTCTTCTTCTTCCAACCTTCCAGCTCAACATTGCGGGCGAGATACCATGTCTGCGGATTGTTGAGATCAAGGTTCAACAAGTTGTTCTCGATCTGTGCTATAGCCTTCTCAAAATCGGATATCGTCCCTCGCTCAGGATATAACACACCGACGTCCGGAACCTCAAGGATGACGCCGAAGCGCGGGAAACCGATATCCTTAAGCACCTCGATCGCGCGCTCGACCGGTACCTTGGAAGGTATCAAACGCATGTGGTTCTGCCCGACCATCTCCAACATGATCAGGTTGTCCACGTCAGTATTCATCGCGTAGGATATCTCCCACCACGGCATTGTGTAAGGGGCGGGTACTTCAATCCCACGATCCTGCCACCTCCAGTACATTGGAAACACACCGACGACGTGCTTTTCCTTTTCCTTTGGAAGTATTGCGATGCGTGAGTATACCGGTATGTGTTCCAAGTTACCGGTGAACCATTTCCATTCCTCATCGGTAAGCGTCGACGGGACGCGCATCGTAAATGACATGCCGAGCGGAGTGCTCCCATAAGTTGACGCCCTGGGTGCATCCACCGGAGCCATTTTGATGGATACTTCCTTATTCCCTCCCAATCCGAGGTTCAACAGATCAATAGGAAGCGGCTGCTTGTCAACAAACATAACATTCACTCCATCGCTGATCGGTCCGCGTTCCACGGTTATGACTGCGCGTGGAGTGCCATAAGCTTTCCCATGCATCACCAGGTCTCTGGCCTCGATTGGATTCTCACTAAACACCACAAGCAGGCGCTTATTCGGATGAAATACGTTCTCGTCCATGAGAACCGCCGCCCACTGCATCATTCGGTTGTCTTTGGAGCGGACGTACTGCGGTATCCATCTGAGTGAACTAAAGAAACCGTCTATCCGCCGCGGCTCCGGCCCAGCGAGCGTGGTTTCCATGACGCGCCGCAGCTCTGCTGTGTCCTCCTTCATCTCTCTGATACCACGAGCCATTCCAGGGCTGAGGGGTTCCTTGTCCACGTTCATGCTGCGCAGGAGCAGCTCACTGACCTCAACACAGTTCCCATCGAGAGTGACGATATAATCATCCAGTATGGCTGGATTCTCATTTGCTGCCAACGCGATCGCCTCTACAACGTTTCTATCCAGCGGATGGTCCCGCACCGTCACCCAATTTATCCGCTTCGTGAGCGTCGAATACCTTCCAATCAAAACGGCACGAGGATGTAAGATGTGTTCGGCACCAGTTAAGTCACGTACATAATCACTATACGGAACATTTCCAACGTAAAACCATACCTTCCCATTATCGACCACCAGTGACACGACACCATCACCCGCCATCGTGCCACCGCTGTACTGACGCTCCCCTACAATCTCAAGCACATCGTCGTACGAGAATGCAATAGGATTGTTGTTCTCGTCTACGACCAGCCTTGGCTCCACAACGCGAGAACCGAACGACACCTTCTTCGGTGGGCCTCCGATGATATCGTCAAGGTACCGCAGTGCCTCCTCGCGTGACATGTCCCACATGTCATCAATCGATCTATTATGGGTAATTGCCATGGCATAGTCGACGACGCGGAAACGATATGGAATATCATCAGGAATGCGTTCAAGCACGCGTCGGATGTCGGCAGCGTTCCCAACCAAAGTGATGCGTGCTGCGACGTTGTCCACGTGGGCCGACACCATGCCAGGGTACACGATGTGATCTTCAAACATGAACGCACCATAGCGGTCCAGTCGGAACATATGCTGGCTGCGCTTCGCCGCCTGACCCAGCATCATGTCAGAATCGATCATGACGTAGCTGTTCGCAGTGCGCCCGAGGAGATCGTCCATTATGTCACGCATCTCGGCGACGTTGAAGTAGCGTGGCATGTCCTCGACGCGTGTGATCCTCAACTTGTCAACTGTATTGTAGTAAAATTTTCCCTCAACGATTGGGAAGTTCTCCGGAATGTATATCTCCGGACCGACCGACCCAGGCATGATTGGGATGCGCAAGACCTTCCTTGACAAATCAGGCACAGGCCTCAGATGGCGCACCGCGAAGTCATTGTTTAGATCAGCGAGGTAGACGTCACTGCGCATTGTGAGGTGTGTTGTGAGGCGCTCTCCATGTATCTCAAACACACCCCATCCCCATGATCCCCTGGCCCGTGAGTGATATGGGGCAGACCTGCTGATGGACTCAACGCTCAGGTCAGCATGGGTCATCGGAGGGAACTTGATGTCATCCGCGATGGTACGAAGGCCGCCGTGACGTTCCCTAACCAACACACGCCACTTGCTGGCGTTCGGGATCAGGTCTGGGTTGGCCCCGATGATGTCGTACACATCCTCCAGTTCAACATCACCACCAACCAACGTAACAGTAACCGCCCTGTCGGACGTGCGGTAGAAGTACGCTTGAATCCCTAACTCGGGGACGTTCATGCGATCCACCATGCCCAACCACAACGGCACGCTTGGATCGTCAGCGAGCTTTCTATCCAACAATTCCTTGAGGCCAATACGCACACCGTATTCGGGGATTTCCACAACTGTGTCTTCCGGGAACGGGACCCCCCTCAGACTCTCGATCCAACCTGCGAGCGTGTCAGCGCTGATGGTGCGCCTCTCACCGGACATGACCCGCAACGTCTTACTCCTGACGTTATAGGAGTAGAACATCTCAACAGGCACACCCAAATTCGCTTTGAAGAGTTCACGGAGTGTGTCTATGTCACGCACGCCGGTCACCACGGAGTGGAAATACGAGTCGAACTCCCCATACGGGTTGAACACAACACCGGAGAAGTCAATCGTGACGTCACGAGGCACGCCGCGGTACACCGTGCTTGGGCGGGAAATTCCAACATTCATAATGGTGTTGTAGTACAGGCTTATCGTCCCATCCCCCTGCGGGCCAAACCACACGAACGGAACGTCCTCCCCAACACCAGCCTTTAGGAGTGCATGTATGGCTTCCCGACGTTTATCCCATGAGGATGTGATCAATATTCCGTCCGGTGTGCTCCAGGCGATGTAGATATCCTGCATGTCCATGAGCGGAACGTCCAACACACCAGAGATATACGCGTCCCCGGTCTTGCCGTTTATGATCAACATCTTCACGTTGGGATCGTCAAACTGCCCGGCAAGCGCACTTTTCACGATGCGTGCCGCACGCTCCATATCCATCGGGGTGTCGCGTTGCGCGTAGGTGAACCCTGTCCAGTTAGGAATCTCCGCGGCTACCAAATCCGCTACCTTAGCGCCCTCGGAGAAATTAGATGACAAACGCATACCAGGTAGATTTAGTATTGGGAGGTCACCAAAATGTTCTTTCAGGTAGTGCCTGATCGGTGGAACCAAAACTTTATCGGAGGGATACCATTCACTGCCTAGAAGAACAACACCGTTCTTGTGGATTACCCCCCACACGACCTTACCTGGTCTAGCGCCAAACTTCTTGCGCATTGCGTCAACGATTTTGCTGAAATCACCTGCGGCATCACCTATTCCAAAGAAGTGGTATCCTTCGACGTCGGTCGATGCGAACGGGATGACATGCCCACTCTCGAATGCGTGTATGAGAGCAGGCGGCGGCTTGGCACCTTTCCGTGCGCTTACGACTATAACATCAGGAAACTCGATCGGTTGTTGAAGTGGGGGAGGACCTTCTTCAGTCAGATGAATGACCTTCTCCTTAGGCGCCTTACCTATCGCCGGAGCGCTCTTGAACTCTTGCATCTTCCCATGGAGCAGATCGCGCACACTCCCAGTCCGAATCACGTATGTGTCATCAATGGCTGGAGCGCAGGCATACCATGTTATCTCTGCGTTCGCAGGTAGGTCTAGTTTGCTGATCACACTCAAGACCGCTTGTGAATGCGTCCCATCAAGACCAGGCATCGGACTGATAATCACGTAGCGATCATCATCAATCTTGTATACCGCGAAGCTCCATACCCTGGTCTTCTGCGCGTAACTGTCGCGTAGCTTGTCCGCCACCTGCGCCGGATAGCTGTTCTCCAACTTGAAGGACGAAAACTTCGAAGCTTTTCCGTTGGGACGCGCCGACCACACACCCAACAACTCGCCCTTGCCCATGTTCAACTCAGAAAGTGCAGACGAGGCGGTCGAAATCTGTCCTGGTGGAATGTGTTTAGGAGGTGCAGTGGTGACGGCAGGAACCCCCACTGCCTCCCACTTACCCAACGCCGAGTTGAATTGTGGCATCTCCGCATGGATGCGCAGGTCGTGTGGGACGCTCCTGACAAGCCGTTTGAAGTCACGACCAAGCAACCTCAAAGAGCGCCGCACATCCTTCGCATTCATGAACGAAGGCGCATTCGGTGTTGTCGCGCGGTGCATAATATTGAGGAGTTTTACCTTCTCATCCAGACCTAACTGACCATACGGCTTACCCACCGCATCAACCACAAACTTATGGAATTGGGCAAGCACATCCTCTGGGAGCGGTTTCCCGTACTTGGGAACAGCGCCAGTGATCAAGTTCATCTGGTAGGCATGCTCCATGACGACATAATCGACGATGTACTCATCACTGGCAGCCACCAACATGTCATATGGGAGGTCAAATCCAGTTATATCCGCGGCCTCGTTGAAAAGGCGGCTGGCATATGCCTTATCCATGTGGTCAACAACGTCGTCGTAGATTTTCTTAATGTCCTGCATGAAGTCATGCAGTTTCGCCGCGGCCTCCTCAGGGCTGTCCGGAACCGGGCTGGCCAGATACCTCGCCAACAGCTCACGCTGTGCCGCTGTCGCTTGATTGATCACATTGCGCTGGTCGTTGGCCAGCTCCTCGATGATGTGGTTAGCACGCAACTGATCCTTGGGAGCCGCCGTCAACGCCTTCATCTGTGCACGCGCATACAGCTCGCGCAGCTTGTTGTCTTGATCACTGACGTAGACAGCCAACTCCTCAATTGCCTTCGCGATCGCGGGCTCATCAAGCTTGGGCACTTCCCTCGCGGTGTGATCCGCTGCAGACGCCACAATATCTACCGCCTCCGCGGAGAGTGATCCTGGAACAGGGCCAGGAGATGGCGGTTGCATATCAGCAATGCGTTTCAAATGATCCCGCAGATGTGCGCTCAACGCGTTGAGCTGGTTGATGTACTCGTCTGGAGACGAACTGGTCAGCGCCGCCAACTCAAGCGCCTGTGACAGGTCAGTCATTCCCAGGTCGTGCATCGCCTGCTCAATCTCCGGCGGAAGCTGCCTCCACGGCGCCCACGAGACTGATACGCTTGAGGGAGTGACCGACGCACCCTTCTTGGATAGGTAGTCCATGATCTCCTTCTGCAAGTGCTGTGGCCACTCACTCCCCATCCGTAACACACGCGCAACGCGCCCTTGTAACCACTTCATCGCCTGCGGGTCGCTCTTGAACACCGACGCCAGATCATCCGGCATCTGTGCAAATATGATCGCTGTGGCATCCTTAGACAACTGATTGACAGCGCGCTCAAACGCCTGCCCAACAACAATCTCGGACGCCAACTGCTCACCGCGCTGTCCTAACACAAGTCCGATGGTGGTTATACCCGGCTTCGCCATCTCCTCTGCAGCACCAATCCCACGCGAGGCTGCAAATATGCGTGCACCAACACGTTGCGCGATTTCCTTAGCACGCAGCGACGCGAACGGGCTGTACCCTACCATTGCGATAGACATAAGATTGCTCGCCATGTTGTTCACAGCGTAGCCTATATTCATTCCCATGAACAGGCGGGAGAATATCCTGTCCAACGCTGCACGCTTGCGCAGGACCCCACGCACCGGGGATAACGACTTCTCCCACGACGGCGTTGGAATCAGTTCCTCCAACACACGGTGCATTTTCTTTGTCCATAGTCTTGACACATCATCCGGGGACACGATCTTGCCAAGCCGCAACGCCTTGCTGATATCGCCGATATTACCTTCATTGTCTGTGACCATGCGACGCAGTATCAGCCCAAGCGTGCGTCCAGATCGTGAGGTAGGAACACGCCCTAATCCAAGCTGCTCAAGCACAACCGCAGCGGCGCGGACCTCCTCAATGTTGTCAGACGCCAGCTTGACCATGTTCTCAGCCACCAACGACATCACCGCCTGGAAGCGCGATGCGTACTCCTTGGCAAACTCCTCAGTGCCCTCCTTGATACCACGCGCCACGACGTCAGGGTCTGCCAACATGCGCGCCCTGACGCGCTTGGAGATCACACCAGAAATAAACTCTGCCATCTGCGAGGCGTCAGAGACCGTCTTGTACACCTGTGTGTCCTTGACGCGTGGAGCGACGAGCGCCATGAACTTCTCCACAGGTCCGGACGCAGCGCGCGTCTGTCCTTTCACAGTTGCAAGGTCACGCAACCATTGCTCCACCTGGCTCGTCGGCGCAAGGTTCTTGAGGATGAACTCGGAGAGGGCAGCCTCATCAAGCCCCTTCGGTATCCTCACACCCTCAGCAAGCAACGGGCTCATGAGCTCACGGTGCCGTGCAATGGCAGAGGAGTGTCGAATGGCTCCAATACCAGACTCTAAGACGTTGATCGGGTCGAAAACCACCCTCCCGATGAATTCCTTGAGCGAGTCCTCATATAGTGCACGCAGCTCTTCAATGCGCGCCGATGAGACGTTCGGCCCCTCACGCAGGATGGCGTTGTAGAGAGCACGCATGCGAATTTCGCCGCTGTACGTTGATCCCAGTGCCGCACTGAACGCACGGCGCTTCTCCGGCGTGTCCACTCCCCACTCCGCGGCTTTGTTCCCGTAGAGGATCGAGCCAAACCCCGTCTCCGCTACGCGCGCAGAGGCATCGTACACTTTTAGCACCGCGTCCACGACCGTTGGAATGACCCAATCCAGATTCAGCCCAGACGCGCCTTGATTCATCCATTGTTTTTGGAATTCCTCACTGCTCTTAATACGTTCTTCAGGCGCGGCTGCGCCAAGCCGTACTTGCGGAGGCGGTGTGGTCTGTGGCGTCGTAGCTGTGATATTGGAAATCCCTTCAGCCACGCGACGCTTTATGTCATTCCATGCGTCGACCGCCCATTCCTTGAGGTAGTTGAGCGGTGAAGAATCCGTACTCCATCCATGCTCGGCGATCGGATTCTCAGGCTCACGGGTCTCTTCTTCCTTAGGCTTGGGTACCTCTGGCTCCTCTTCCAACGGTGTGGGCGTCGTCAGATAACGGAATGCCTTGGATATACCACCGTTGAACAGGAGCTCCCACACCGCCTTCCCGACAACACCTGGGAACGTAGGGACGACGTCCTTCACCGCTGAGGCCCACCCAAATGCCTCAACACCGCTTCCCGGCGTTTCCTCCAATGGCTTGGCAAGCACAGACTCCGACTGCACCGTAGGAGATGGAGCGCCAGACTGAACAGGCGCGGCAGAGGTCACCTCACTGACGGTTGGAGCACGCGTTGTAATGTTCTTCTCCAACGTATCACCAGCAGGGAGTTCTATGTATGTCCGTGGCTTCCCCTCTGGATAGATGTCATAACGGTTCGCCATCCAGCGCCGCATCTGGTACTCATTACCGATGTAGCGTGGATGTGGCCTCCAATGGCCCGGTGCGACGTTACTTCCCCAACGGTAATCCAGCCACGGTGATCTTGCAGGAAGCCCACGTATGATCGTGCGCATCGGCGTGCCACCACCACTAATCTCCCTAGCACCGGTTCGGAAAGGCGGTGGTGGTGGAGGAGGAGTAGGTGGTGATGGAGAGGGTGTTTTACCTCCACCGTCGGTTCCGGTAAACTTCATCCTGTAGCCTCACCAAATAATCACGCAGAATGAATTTTGGAACGCGCGGAGGTACACTGCGCGGGCGTTCAGGCTCAGAGCGCCGCTGCGTTTCCAACGAGGCGCGCAGAATATTGTACCATACCTCAAGTGCGCTGCGATAACCACGCTTCACATCGTTTATCATGTCAGTGCTACGTTACGCAACATCCCACCACGCCTTGGAGTGTCCCGACCAGGCTGCAACACAGCGCGTGCGCCTCCGACACCACCCCACTCAGGAGGACGGTTCATTGCAGGATTGACCAGCATGCGCGCGACACTTATCATAGCCGCCATCGGACGATTGCCTGCGGCAGCCGCAGCCTCTGCCTGCCGTTCGAGCGTGTACAGCGCATCCAATGCACCAAGGCGTTCGGCAGCAGTAGGCAGTGTCATCCTGCCGCCAACCATTCGCGGCGCGCCTCCAGCCGCGACCTGCAGGTAAGAACGTAACCAATCCATCGCCTGCGCAAACTGCTGTAGGTTTTGATTTCTCTGGATAAGCCCGGGAACCTTGTCAGCAGGTCTGTTAAACGCCCTTGCAATTACCGCTGTGGGGTCGAACAGGTTTGCCATTGCAAGGAAGCGATCCTGAGTGATGTAGGCGATCCCAGGGATGCGTTGGTTTGCTATCGACGGCGTGTTCCCTGACCGACTGGATGCGACACTTGGCGGAGCAGGCGGACGCAGGTTCATATAACCACCATACGTCTGATGTTCCTGCTGCCCAAGCCACTGTGCCATGCGCACCTGTGTGTAATCATCCAAATACGGGATAGCCCTGTTTATGACATTGCGCAGCGCCGCGCTTGGATCACGCTCCAACGTCTCCCGTGTCAATTCTGGCCGCTGCAGCCAGTTCGGCGCCGTAGGCCCCGGCGGGTAGGAGCTTGTTCCCGGCGCATTGGGAAGCCAATCCCGCATTGTAGGACGCAGTCCACGATGTCGTCTGGTGCCCACCGGTTCCACTACAGGCATCTCACACTCCTATTCCAGGTCCAGAGATCGGAAGCGTTATCGCCTCATAACCACCGCCGCCCTGCTGCGGCGATCCACGTCTCCTACCACCGCGCCCACGCCGGTTCCACGGTTCACCCCAACCGCGCGGACCCCATCGCCTCGCCCAGAAGCGTCCCCAACCAGCCCCAAGCGGCGCGCCAAAGAACGCAGGGTTGTCGTAATCGTACGGACCAAGGCCGAAACGGTTGGCATACCACTCCGACTTATACTCCTCCTCAGTCGGCGGGCGCCCATGCCGCATCATGAAACGCATACCCCAATCGCGTGCTGCCACATTCTCACGCAAAACCTCAGTAGGATGAAACGACCCAGACCACGGAGGATAACCATGCTCACGCGTAAACGCATCAACCCATGCATCGAACTCCTCAAACGTTCCAGGCCACATCGAGTCAACCTCACGCCAATTAACAAACTCCGCGCCGGTTCCAGGGAGTTTGCGTGCATAGTAGTCAGTTAATTCATCAACGGACCGTGGCGTCCCGGCTGGAGGCGCCGCCACACCAGCAGTAGTCCTAGGTGGCGCCACCGCCGTTGTGCCTGGGACCGCAGTCTGTGGTGCGGCAGTACCTGTCGCAGCGGTCGCACCAGCTTCAGTTCCAGTAGTTGCCACCGGGGACGTAGGATTGACCACTACACTCACCGTCGGAGACGCCAGACCGGCAGCCGGGTAAGGAGGCGTAGGTGGTTTTGGTACTACACCACCACCAAAGTCCGGCTCCACGGCAGGCATGGGAGCTGGTGTGAGCGTGACACCATACCGCGCCGTCGCAGGTGGTACAAGGGTAGGAACAGGCCCACCAGCAGTCACATCCGCCTGCGCATGGGGCGATCTGGGCTTCCCCCCACCACCCTGCGTACCAACGCCAGCAGGCGCAGCACCAGGCGTAGGAGTGATCTGTGGAGTAGGGGAAGGCCTCGCACCAGGCGCAGGAGGGCTCTGCGGAGCAGGGGAAGGCCCCGCACCAGGCATCGGACGGTAAGGTGCCGCCCTTCCTCTTCCGGATTCACCCCCACCCTGGCTCCGGGACTCCCGCGGATTGTATTCACGTGTGCTAGGAGTTGGTTGCGTTACCCTCGATCCACCACCGGTAAACAGCATGTCAACTTACTCCTTTACTTCTTACCCGTGCGACCGCGTTTGCGCTTGCGCTTCTTTGACGCACCGGCGACGCGCAATGCGATCGCCACAGCCTGATCGAACGGACGCCCCTCATCAATGAGCATACGGATGTTGTCATGAATGTCCTTGTGCGATCTACCCTTCTTAAGCGGCATAGTCAACTCCATTTGTAACGCGTCAAGAAATAATAAGCCAGAAACATACCTTTAATCAGAAGGTACCACTTAAGCCATTTCATCGATCGGCCCTCCCTCACGCATGTTGAACGGCAATCCCATGCCCTGCTCCTCCACAGGATTGCCCATCACTGCCTGTGGCATGCCCATGCCAATCTGACCCAACTCCTCTGGCTCTGGGGCACGCCCGCCCCCGGACGCTTCTCCACCAACCTTTTGTTGTACCATCGACATAATACGCTCGAGCACGACGGGCGCATACGGTGAACCCTGCTCCTGCAATACATTCGCCATGGCGATGAGCCGCACCAACGGATCACGCATGATCTCATCCGCCATGACACGCTGTTTTTCATCCTCTGGCTGCGCAATACCGAAGTAGTGCTCAAGAATGTAGTCCATCGACACCGGCGGCTTGGGCAGCGACGCCAGCTGCGCACCGATGATAGCAAGGCGTTGCTCATCACTGGCCTGACGCTGCTTCAGATAAGCATCGACAACCATGCCCTCCGTCTCACGCCCGGCAAGCATGGATTCCAACGTACGGCCGCGCACCTGCACAGTCGTGGCGATGTGTTGATGATATGAGAACGCACGCAACAAACGGAACAACATCTCACCAACATTTCCATATAACAACTCAAGATTCGAGCGCGGTGTGTCCATGCGCAGCGTGTCTGCACCAATCAGCTGGGACAATCCATAACCGCTGATGCGCGATGAAACCTGCCCATACATCGCACTGCTGAACGTCCCCTGTGATTCCTGGACGTCGATGTCCTCCAACACGCGCCACACGTCTGGGGGGTTCCCTGGCCACTGTGGAAATTCAATACGCTCGCGCTCATCCGTGAGGTTAATGATCTCACCCCATGTTCCTGTTATGGAAAGCGGCGTCGCACCACGGTGCACAGGTGGAAGGTTGGCAAGCATGTCCACGATGCGGAACACACGCGAACGCATGTATTCCTCACGTTCCACCGCCCATAGGATTGGATAGACAAACGGTAGATACGCTAGCGACGACGTGTCGTGATCGACCTCCTTGAACGCGCCGATCACAAACGGGATGCACGGATACCCGATGGCACGCCGGGGAAGGACTTCCTGACCGTCATACACCACCATATAGTGCACATCGCCGTTGTCATCATATCCCCACCACTCCAGGTACAATGCCTCCCGTTCCATTGCAGGCACAGAAGGCCCACGCTCTTTGGTAGGACGCGTCGGCGCAGGAGGCATGGTGGCTCCCTCTACGTCTGCCCACTCTCGGTAAACGGCGGAATAGGGGCGCATGGCGGCATAAACAACCTCAGAGAACGGCGTGTCCTCCACCGGCGCGCCGATCGGATAGACACGATCCCAATGAAGCACATCCAGACGTAAGGGAATGCGCCCATCAGGATACGTCGCCACAACCCACGCATCTCCATCCGGCGCCTCGACCGTACGCACCTGCGGCTCTGGCGCATTGACGTCCCACGTCACCCGCACCACCACAGCCCCGTCTAGGATGCATCGGAAGCAGATGCGCCGGAACAGATCAGCGCTGCAGCGCCGCGAGTTGGCACGCCACACACCGAGCAGGAACTTCTCCGCACGCGACGGCAGGATGTCGTCCGTACTGCCAGGAATGGTAACCCGGTACTGCGGAGGATACCCGCTCAGGATCGCAGTGGCAATGTCCACCGCGTTCTGCACACGATTGCTAGAGCACCAATACTCCGGAGCGACCGCGCGCCGCCATGCCGTCACACGCTCCCCCAGGAACGTGCTGGTGCGATCACGCTTCATCGCGTACATCTCGCGGCATAGCTTTACTAGCTCATTGCGCTCACGGAATATCGTCTGCGCGTAGTTGAAGCGCTCCAGTATCTCGGCAGGTGTCTTAGGAAGAAGATTCATTTTACACTACTCAAAACATCCATACCACGGACGACGCTCGCACTCACCCCATTAAAGGCGGTGGTGGAAGCGTCCCCGGCGACGGTGTTGTGGTGGTCCGTCGACGTAGCGGGCCAATCGGAGCGGCACCACCCGCCATCGTCATGCCCATCGCAGCGGCTGTAGGCACAGATGGCGGCGCGATGGGCAACGGCTCTACTTCCTCATTCACAACATCAATGCCAAGCAGGCGCTCGATCACACGCAGGCGCCGATCGAGGTCCTCAATCGTAACGGGAACGTCATGGTCTCCTTCCACTAATTAACCCTCCACACAAGGCGATCTCGCACAGTCTCGACTGCTTGCTCTAACTCATCAAACACCCAGAAGCGCCGCCGCGGACGTTCAGGCATGTTCTCGGAAACATTATACCCCTTCGATAACAAACTGTCAAGTAGTGGTTGGAGGTAGTTCACCGCCTGGGTGAGCGCGTCCACACGGTCGTCGTGTGCCGCGAACGGGAACGCACTCAACTCCTCGATAAATCCGTCTGCCCACGGCGGTGGGGTGTTGGGGGAGGGGTAGAGCAAGCACAGCGCCTTCAATCCGACCCAGCGCATGGTGTACTGCGCACGGGATACCTTATCCTTATCCGGTGTGATGGGGATGATGTGATGCATTGCCAGCCTTGGGTCGCGCCGCAGCGACTTGAATGCGACGTTCTGCGACGCCACCGCCTCCACCAGGATCACAACCTCCCTTCCGTCCTGTTGTGCCATCGCAAGGATTTTCTCTGCGGACTCATTCCACTCGGCACGCCAGCGGGCACAGTCCTCAACGACCAGCAGCGTATGCCCCTCCTTGTGATACACCGTAAGGAGCAACCCGACCGTGGCATCGGCGTGCTCGTCCGCGCTAAACGCCAGGTCATAAGAACGCACACGCGCAGCCACCTTGTACCCTTCCTCGACCAGCTGCGCCTGCGTCACCGCACGGATGTTGGCGCGCTCGAACATATTCCCCCGCGGCGCGACCGGGGAGCATTGGTACAGCCCTTGGTATTGGTAGCCCAACAACTCCTTAGCACGCCGCAGGAACTCACGGTCATAACCCATCTCCGGCCACAACGGCGTCCCGCGCGGCCGCCCCAACGCGTCAGGGAAGATATACTTCCGCGAGAACGGATCAAGCGCATTCACATACGCTTCATCACACGTCGGATCGGTCCACGTCCCCAAACTCTCCGCGGGCAGCGCCAACACACGGAAATCCTTCCCCTCCGGGGAGTCCAATATCCGCCCTGCCAGGTCGCCCTCCGCCCAGTGCGTCATCACCACCAACACCTTCCCCTCACCGACGAGGCGTGTGCGCGCGGTGGTGGTATACCACATCCAGTTGCGCTCCTGCACGCTGGGCGAAACCGCCTCCTCGAAGTTCTTCACCGGGTCATCGATGATGAGCAAATGCGCCCCGTACCCGGTGATGCCGCCGCCCACACCTGCGGCGATCACGGTGTCACGGTACCCATGCAACGCCCACCGGAACGCCGCACGTTGATTTGCGGACACGCGCACACCGGCGAACACCTCCCGGAACGCCGGACGCCCGTCGATGATGTCGCGCACTGCGATGCTGAACGACTCCGCCAGCGTCGCGGTGTGCGCGGTGATGATAACACGATGTGCTGGATTCCTTCCCAAGTACCACGCTGGGAAGAGCTGCGTGCACGTCCAGCTCTTCCCACTGCGCGGCGGCATCAGGATGATCAACCGCCTTATCTCCCCCTCGGCGAGCTGCTGTAGGTGCTCCGCGATGAGCCGGATGTGCGGCGGCGCAGCATACGTCGGCTCCACCAGCTGCGCGAAGGTGATAAAATCCCGCCGCGCCAATGCCAGCCTGGCAGCCCGCCGCAGCTCCTCGGGGTCGATCATTCTGACGCCTCCGTCTGCACAATGCGCCGCAGGTCGTCGGTGTTCAAGCGCTCATCGAGCATGTCGACCAGCGCCGTCATGTCGACGGGCGCCATCGTCTGGCTGCGCGCATCCACAAAGACGTTGTTGTAGGACAGCTGCACATGATACATCCCACGCTGGTGTTCGAGGAGGATTTTCAACAAGAGCAGGGTCGAGCGCTCGGAGAGCCTGTCATCCTTAAGCATCTGCTGAACCTTGCGCACCGTCTGCGTCGTAAGTGTGTTCAGGCGACGCTCCAACACAGGTCGGGGCTGTTGGGGACTGTAGAGCTCCCGGCGCAGCTTGCGCACATAGGCTGGAGAGACTTGAAAGCGCGCAGCAATCGCTACGACGTCTTCCTCACCGGATTTGAGCGCTTGAATGATCTGATCCTTCATAGCTTTACAATAACACAACACAGGAAAAATGTCAAGGACAGGTTAGTTGCGGATTCGGGTAGACTTTGTCTGGATAAATGTCGATTAGTTGCGGATTTGGGGAGGGGGTCTAGCGCGCCAATACCCCGTCCCGTGCCAACCAGTCCCGTGGCAAATCTGCTGGCGCAGATTTGCCGAGGTTTGCGTAGGTTGGCGCAGGTTTCTGGCGGATGGCGGTTGGCATTGGCGTTATGTCAAGTCGGCACGCGCGGCTCGCGTTGGGCCAGCGCCACACGCACGTTGACATAACGCGGCTAGCCCCACACGCACGTTGACATAACGCACCTAGCGTTGGGTTAGGGCCACATACGGTTGCGTTGGGTTAGCGCCACACGGGGTCGCAGTGGAGTTGCGGCACACCCGCCTGGACGTGTGGCACTACCGCCGCCGGCACGGCCATTGAACGCCACCGTTTCATCCCCAGCGGCGACCGCTGCCTAGGTAGCAGTGCGGCTACCTGGCCACCGCACCCCCACCCCAACACCCGACTTGACATAATCACCCCCCACCCCCGCACCCCCACCCCCCTTTTATGACGCACAGTGCCGCAAACCGCAGCCCCGCGAAAGGTCTGTAGGGTAAATGTTATAACATTTCAACCCAAAATTTGTATCACAATGTGTATTGTGAAGAATTTCACTAACATTTCGTCCAGAGCGCATACCGAAATGTAGGTTTACACAGGTTTTTTATTTGTGCGACAACCGCCCACATTGTGCTACGCCTGTGGCGCATTGCCGTAGAATGTAGGTTTACTTAGAATAAACGCGTCACACGACGCAGATTGTGAAGAATTTCACTAACATTTCGTCTAGAAAACCTACTAAAATCTATAGCACAGTGCCAATAGTGTAGGTTAAATGTCATGACATTTCGCGCGTGTGACAATCACCCACATTGTGCTCCATATGTAACACAGCCAAATTCTAACAAAAACTACATCGTTATGTAAAGTAAAATCTACGAAAATCTACATTCATCTAACTAAAAGGGTGAAAAACCGCACGCGAAAGGGTACTACATTGTAGTTTACACATTAAATGTTATAACATTTGCGCGACGAGTTTTTCACCCTTTTAGTGAGATTTTCTAACGTTGTGGTACACACCTGTAACACACCCACCTGTTCGACCTGGGAAAGAAACCCTTCTGCCCCCTTGACAGACGCACAATTTTGTGGTACAATGTAATCAGAGAGAGGGTAAAGAATTGGCAGACCTATACGACAAAAAGGTCTATCGAGTTATAAACCTGGGCCGCCAGGACACCAGGCTGCCTGGCGGCAGCACGGTAACAGGTTGGTGGACTTCAGAGGTGAAGTCCACCTTGAACCTGATCAGGGATATCGTCGAGGCGACGTTCGCCTTCGACGGCGGGTTCCCCTGGGAAGACGAGCTAATTGTGCTCGTCGCATCCCAAGGGGACTGCGAAATATCCCAGGATGGCCCCCGCACGGGGCCGTACAATCCCCGGTATGACACCGGGGAACTATTTGTGACGGCGGTCAGCCGTTACGAGAGGTTCAGCTGGCGTAAGTTCGCCCAGGCTATGGGCGAAGACCCTGACAAGTGGGTCTAGCCCATAGCCCGGGCGTAAGAAAAATTTGACAGGAGGCAGTCAAAAATGAAACCCATTGACAGAGAATTAATACGCGCCCATTTAGTCATTCTGAACTGTCCCCACTGCGGGGAAAAGTGGCAGTACCTAGGGAAAGACCCTAGGGACTGCGAAACCCCTGTCGAGTGCCCTAACTGCAGTGAAGGGACACCAGAGTATGGGGACTGGATCGAGTCAGAGATTGCTCTACTGGGGAACGACTTCATGGTCTTCCTCCAGGAAGGCAGGTGGGATGTGTTTCGTTTGACGCGGGTCTAGTACAGCCTGCCAAAAGGAGGTAAGAAATGAACGTACAACAGCGCCTGGCTGGGGCGCGATAAATGCCAGCTGGGGGTTTCCCAGGCACGTCAGTCGTGCCTGCAATAGCCCCCACTTGCTTTACGTTCAGACACGAAAAGACAGCAGGGGGTGGCGTCAATCCTCTGCTGTCTTTTTGTGCGTGCACTCTACCCCTGTTACTGGCAAAGAACTCTGACGCGTGTGCGCTCCACCCTCTTGACAAACGCCAAATTTTGTGATACAATGTAGTCAAAAAGTTGGAGGAGGGAAATGATAGACAAGGAACTACTGAAGCAAGCGGACAGCGCACCGCTGCCCACAGCGGTGGATATAATGAGAAGCGCATTGACACTGGCCCGCATTGACGCGGGCTATGTGCCTTTCAAGGGGAGAAGCGGCAGGCGCACGCTGCGTTTTGCGCGTGCGCTGCTGGACGCGATGGAGCGTCCGCCAATTAGAATAGGAGAGGAGGAGCGGCGCGCGCTGGAGGCCCTCGAGGCCTTTCGGCGCGCGCCGTACGTCATTATCGGCGAACGCAAGTTCGCCGTGATAGAAGTAAGACGCAGGAGATGGTAATGTTTAAGACATTCAGAGAAAGTGCTTTAGAAGCGCTCGAAGAGGCCTCCTTGGCCCTCAAGAAAGGGTCAAAAGTGGAGGCAGAGGCAAAAGTGCGGTACGCCCTAGACATAGTGGGCGTGCCCACGCCGTTCCGTGAGGGCACGCCTGATATTGCGGCGGCCCGCCAGTTGCTGGAGGTGTTCTGTCCGCACGACAGAACCGTGTACCCCACCGTCGAGGTGGGAAAAGCGGTTGTCCTAGAGGCGGACAGCCCCACGGCACAAATTATAATCCGTATGGCCAAGAAAGGCGTGTGTGCCGTCGCTGAAGACGGCACCACGTTCTACGCAGTAGAGCTATAACACACCCGTCCAACCCACGGTAGCGTGGGTTGGACGGGTTTCATTCACTGGAGGAGGGAAACATGAATAAGAGTGCAACAGAACAGGTCGCAATTACTTTACAGACGGGCGTCCCTGTGCTGCTGCACGGGGACCCCGGCGTAGGGAAGACGCAGGGGCTGCGCGCAATCGCGCGCGCCCTAGGGCGCACGCTCCACGTGCTGGAGTTGGCGCTCCTGTTACCTGAAGACCTTGGAGGTATCCCCTACGTCCAGGACGGGGTAGTGCGTGTGGCGCCACCCCACTGGCTTACAGGCGTAGGGGAAGGCGATGTGCTGTTCCTGGACGACCTTGGCGCGGCGCGTCCAGCGACACTGAATGCCGCGCTGGGTCTCATCCTGGAGCGGCGCGCGGGCGTGCACGCGCTGCCCGCAGATGTCGCTATTGTGGCGGCGACGAACGCCGCCACCCAGTACGGGAACGCGGATATACCGCTGCCCGTACTGACTAGGATGGCACACGTGGAGGTCGGCCTCGACGTCGAGGCCTGGGCAGAGGGGGTGATTGCGGACTTTCCCACCCCCAAAGTGCCCATAGTGCCACCAGATTGGCGGGGATACTTGCCTATCTGGCGCGCGCGCGTCGCCGCGTTCGCGCGCGCCCTGGGGCATGCCCACCCATCCCCACTCCATGGGGACGAGATTGCCGAAGGCGACTATACCGTGCCTACCCCACGAGGGTGGCACGGCATCGCGCTGCCGCTGCTGGCGGCCTGTCACGCGGTGTTCGGAGAGGCTGCTATGTGGGCGACGGCGTTCCCACTGCTGTGCGGGGCAGTGGGGCGTGGTGCAGCAGCACAGTTTCGGGGATGGGTTGAGACCGTTCGGTTGCCGTCCCCACAGGAGCTGCTCTCAGGGGCGCCGCTCCCCACGCGGCCAGAAGAGATGTGGGCCGCGCTGTCCCAGCTGGCTGCGTGGGCGGCCAATTCGGCCGACCTGCCCCAGTTGTGGGAGGCGTGTTGGGATGTTGTATTGAGGGCGTTTGAGTCGTCCGAGGATGCCGCCGTGCCTGCCATGCGCGTCCTGGCACAGGCAGGGGTGCGCAATCGCCTGCGCATCCCCGCGGACGCGTTGAGGCACGCGGCGGCGCTGCTACGGGACGTTGGACTGATGTAGGAGGAGGGAAAGATGCGCAGGTCAGACATAAAGGG